CTAATCAGCCAGATGCTTGGCCATGCTCTTGTTCGGCACGTTGCCGGAGAACACCAGCGAAGTCAGCACCGACACCAGAACACCACCGAGGAACGCACCACCGAGAGTCACGAAATCCACGGCGAACGCGTTGATCACCTGAGCGGCCTCACCATCGACAGTGCCAGCGGTCACGCCGACACCAAGGGTGAGCAACGCGAACTGCGCACCAGTCTTGATGCCACGCTCGGCGACACCCTTCCAAAATTCCTTAGTCCACAACATGATCTCCTCCTTTACCATTTGAAAGCTGGGATGTCGAAGGCCTCGCAGAACACTTCGCCTGCCTGGCCGTCGATCTTGTACTTACGCGGGTTGTACCGCTTGCGGTTCGACTTCTGCACCGCGGCAACATGCCGGTTAGTGAGCTTGCCGTAGTGGCCATCGGCGAGCATCCGACCCAACCGCTTCGAAGCCTTCCACCGGACAACAGCGGGCTGCAGCACGTCACGCACCCACTCGAACCAGCGCTGGGTCAGCGGACCCCATTCGCCGTCGGCCTTGAACTTCGCGCCACCGTAGACGATCGCATCGGTCTGGAACGACTTCACACCAGCCTTCGTCATTGACTGGTATTTGCCGTCGATCTCGCCGTCGTACTTGTCGATGCTGCGCAGGTACCGCTGCACCGCCTTGGTGTCTTCGACGCTCAGGCCGTCCCAGACCGGATCCGGCTTGGATGCCACAGGTTCGATCTTGGCTGGTGGCGGGTTGTGCAGGTCCTGGCCGGCACGGATCTGGTCGGCGATCTTCTTCATGAGGACGTTTCCGCCCTTCAGCTCGAAGTGCATCTCGTCCTTGCGGCCGGCGTAGTCTCCGCCCCATCGGACGGCGCCGCCGCAGTCGGCGACGATGGCACGGATCTTGCGTTCCTGCGCGTTGGTGAAGGTGCCCTTCAGTCCGAGCCAGTGGTCCGGGGCGTTCGTGTCGATTGCTACGCCGGCGTTGTGCTCGGACGGGATGCCGAGCAGGCCGCGCACCGAGCGTGCAGCCCAGCCCCAGGATTTGGATCGGACGATGGGTTCGACTTCTTCATGGAAGCGGCGTGCCAGGTAATCAAGGACGATGTAGTGGTCGCCGTTGCGGACCTTGCCTGTGACCCATGGGAAGTTCACGAGTCGTTTGTCTTTGGCGGTGAGTACGTCCCAGCCGAGCCGGGTGAGTTTGACAGCCATGAGGGGTGCCTTTCGGGTATGGGAAGGGCCCCGCCCCAGGGTGGGGCGAGGCCGTGCGGAATAGTGGTTTCAGATGGGTTGGGCTACTCGTGTTCGGCGGGGGGATCCACGTACTGCTTGTGCAGTTCCCGGATCAACCGGTCCCGTTCGGCGGCTTGTTCAAGGTGTTCTCCGAAGTCCTTCCGCAACAGCTCTGTCTCCCTTCGTCCCAGCCGGTCGTCAGCGCTCAGCCGTCCGATGCTCTGCCGGGTCAGATGTGCCGTGTCCTGCAGGCCACGGATGTCCCTGCCTTGCTCGGCGAGAGTTTCCTTGACGCTTTTCACATCATCATGGATCTCGTCCCACCGGTCAGATGCCGGAGAGTCCCGGTTGTTGATCGACTGCTCCGTCTTATGCGAAGCCGTCGCCGCCTCCTCCGCCTTATGCGCTGCCTCAGAAGCGGTCTTACCCAGCTCCGCGATCTTGCTGCGCAGTGTCAACCAGGCTGTTCCCAGGGCGGTGATCGTAATCAGGCCCTGCACGATAATCGTTGTCCAGTCCATTTCCGCTACACCGTGTACTCGATGTTGCCGTAGGACGTGCCCGCTCCGGTGAGCGAGGCGAGGCGCGTGTTGACGCCCTCGATCCGGTTGTCCAAGGTGACTCGGGTATTAGTCGAGTTGGAACCTCCAATGCCAGTTATGCTGAATGGCAGCGAGGAAGCAGTGACGCTGTTAGTGCTGACAAGTCCTGCATCTGAACCAGAGAACAGGATGCCAACGCCGCTCGAAACACGTGCAGGGTTTTTTACCTTGTTCGAGATGATCTCGAATCCTAGGACAGCGTTTACACCGATACCGTGCGACCCTGCATCCATGACCTTATTGTTTTCAACATGCGCATCGGCAGCTGGGAATTCCGGGACAGCGTTAGCGTTATCGACGATAATTCCATAGTTGAGGGTATTGGTAATGCAGTTGCCCCTCACTTGGACCCCTTGAGAACCTGCAACCTCAACCCCCCTGCTGCTGTGTCCACCGATGTTCCGCTCAATCAGGATCGTGTTGCAGATCAGCGCACGGATGAACGGCCCTGTTGAACGTCCAGGCAGATTGCGCACCCTTGTATTGCCGACGATCTGGACGTTGCTAATCCACCCCCATGCCCCATCTACACCAGATACGCCCGTACCAAGTATGGATATGTCGGTATCGGACGTGTCGGTAAAACTGTTTTCGGTGATCTTCAGATCGGTTGGGTTCTCACGGGTTGGTGCCGTGTCCCATGTCTTGGTTGTGGTGTTCCACGCCTTCGCGCCAGTGAAGTTATTAGCACGGATTCCGAACTGGCATCCAGCGAACCGGTTCTTGTAGATGTCGCAGTTGTCCCATGTGTAAACGGTGATTGCGATATACGTGCATCCTACGAAGTCGCAGTCGGTGATGCTGATGCCGCCGGTAAGTAGGCCTCGGGAACGATTGATCGCACTATGATTACCTACACCGGTTGGCCATGCTTGGGTTCCTGCTGTACCCGAAGCACCGAAGTAGCATTTACCGTCAATGGTGATATTGCGGCTGGCTGCGCCGTTCGCATCAAGAACCCAAGATCCTCCCGTTTCGACGGTGTCGTTCATGGGCCCGATTTGGATTGCTTCAGTGTAGTTCCTGGACTGGTCGGTGGTTCCGTCGATGTATCCGCGGAACTTGCTTCTGCGAATTTGAAGGCCGTCTATGCCGTTGATGTCTAGGCCGTGGTTTGTCACCACGTCTTTGACATTGACATTGTCGATCAGGATGTTCCTGGCAGCCAGAAACATGAAGCAGTTGAATCCAGTTGGGACGTAGGCTTCGTCTAAGACTGCGCCGTCCCATTCACCGCCAACAATTTCAATGTTTCCATGGCCGGAGTATGGATCATTGGAGTTGGACAGCGGGGATACCCCGATGTCGGCAGGCTTATTGATGCCTCCCCAGGAGAGGCCTATGCGCTTATACACGACGCCCGGTGCGGAGCGGAGCCGGAAGTTCCGGGGGAAGTAGAATTTACCTACTCTGTAGGGTTGCCCAAAAGTCGGTAGGGGGACGAAAACTTCACCGCCGCCGAGTGAACCAACGTAGTCAAAGGCCGCCTGGAACTTGGCGGTCTCATCCGTACCGTCACCGATGACACCGAAGTCCCTGACATTTACCGTCAGCTCTCCACGCTTGGTGTAGCGTGCGTCGGCAGCGTTTTGCGTGTCGGATCCATTCAAGCCTACGAGGGCCGCAAAAGTGGCATCGACCTCCGCCTGCGGCAACCAGCGTGCATCGCCAGCCGTGGCAGTCTGCGAAGCATCATTGCCCACGAGCGTGGAAATCACGTCATCTGCGGGGGCTTCGACAAGGCTTGCCGCCAGCTCCGCTGCGGCTGCTGCTTCCTGCGCGGCAGTGGCGGCAGCGCCTACCGCGTTCAAGTCCACTAGGTAGTAGGTGATCGAGCCGACGGTGAGCTTCACGTGGGCTGGTCCGTCAAGGATCTGGAAAGGCTGCACATACCCCTGCGAGTTCGACACCAGCGCCGCGATCGGGTTGCCGTCCAAGTCAAGGATGTCTTCGAAAGGCAGGTCCGTGTCCGGGTGGGATACACGGGCGACTTGTCCTGGCACTGCACGCTTGACTACCTGGTCGTAGGCGAGGGACACATCAAAATGGGCCATGGCCATGGCTAGCCTCCGTATCTTCCGAGAATGACGAGCTGCCTGCCCTGCATCAGGCAGAGGACCCGGTCGTTAACTAAAAGACCCCCGACAAGCGGGGGTTTGGTTGGTTCTTGAGGTTCCTCTTCGAACCCGTCGAGTTGCACCGTGAGCGGTGTAGTACTGGTGACTGTTGCGTCAACCCACCGGGTGATCGGCGGGGACTTAGCCGGTGGGCTGTCATTCACGAAAGGGTTGTTGATCATTGGATGAACTCCCTCAGCGTCGTGGAGCACAAGGCTCCGGTGTCCATGCTGTAGCTGATCGTCTGCAACGTCGTGGCCACATCAATCGCTTCCACGCCGCGCCGGAATGCCACCACACTGTTCAAATCAATCGGGATCGGCGCGTGCTGGATGCTGAACGTGGAACCGACTTGCTGGCCGGTCTGCAGCAGCCGTTCGGCGATCGCCTGCAGCGTCGCCTGGCTGGATGCCTCTTGCCCTTCCTCGTACCGGCTGATGACCCGCCCGCGGGTCGCGATAGAGAAAGGCCCAGTGCCGTTGTCTTCTGCCACAGCAACCGGGGCCGCGGTGTCGCCGTCGGACTGCCCAGTAACGATGACCCGGTTCGGCACGTCGAACGTGTCGAAATCATGGGTGAACTCCGGAGAGTAGATCGACTTTTCGTTGTCCTCGAACTCCCACGACATGCCCCGATCTGCAGGCGACAGGTACGGGCTAGTTCGGAACACCCCGTCACCGTCCACCCAGATCGAGAAATAATTCACGGATTCGAGCAGGTCATTGATGATCCGCAGCCGGGAGGTGCCGGCCGGCCAAACCATCGCCGTAGCCAGCGTCTGCGTTGACTCCTCGAACGCTGTCCTTGTTTGCCCCGATAGGGCAAGGACGGCACGCACCGCGGTGATGACGTTGGACCCTTTGGCCACTTGGTAGGAGGCCGGGATGAGGTCGTCTTCGAGGATTTTCGTCTTGTCGTACATTTCCAGCGATACCGTACGGTCGCCGTCCTTGTATTCGCTGGACGGGGTGGCCACCAGGAATACTCCCAGCGGCCACTCCACTGCTGCCCCGCCAGCCTCGGTCCGGTATATCGGCTGGACTCGGTGCTGGTTCCAGTCGAGCGGCGTTCCCGAGTATTCGATGCTGCCGGAGCCGCGGATGGCTGCGTTCACATTGAACGTGAATTCGCCGCCCACGACCCCGACCAGCTGGGTCAGCAGGACGTCGTTGTTGTTGAGGAGGTTGACCCGCCACGATTCCTGCCGGTGCCCGGACAGCGGGTCCGCTGGTCTGGTGCGCCGGCCGGAAATGTCCAGTGCGTAGATCTGGGCGGGCATAACCTATACCTCCTCTACTTGCTCGAACGTCATGCTGACTTCTTCGAATATCTGCCGTCTTGACCGGGCGTATTGCTGGAATGCGGCGATGAACCGGTCTCCGGACCCGCCGAAAGCTGGACCAGGTTCCCGGTAGCAAATTGGTTCCCCGTCGTCGTACAGGGCTTGCCACTCGGTATCTGTTGACCCGCCGCCGGAAGTTCGACCGGAGACCGTGACGGCTTTGGTGCGCGCTTCGCCGGAGGTCATGACCGGGTATTGTCGGCCTGCGAAGTGGTTCAGCGTTTTCGCCCTGGTTGGGGTTTGGCTGGTTTCGACGTTGTCGCGGATCCGGCAGATCACTGACCAGTCCGGGCCTCCGTTGACGAACACCCAGCCTTTGGACTCGATCATGACGGGCACCGGCGTGGATTCCAGAGACGACGGCAACGCCGAATAGCTGATCACCCGGTAGTAGTTCACTGTGTCCAGAACCGGGATGAAATCCACCGTCGACGTTGAAGGGTCCAAACCGTCTGCAATCGTGGTCCAGTCCTCCCCGTCAGCACTGTGCTGCAGGTCCGCAGACACCGCTTCCGCCTCAGTCTCCGAAGGCGCAGGGTGCTCGATGCTCACGACAACACCACCCAAATCCAGATCCCACACGGCTTCAATTGCAGGAGTTGGCGGTTTCGCATAGTTGACGTTGAATTCCTGTGCAGCTTCATAGGACCACAACCCCGCAGCGTCCTTCACCGACACAGACACCGTATAGGTGCCGCCATCAGCGAGGACATAGGGGATTTCGTAGGATGTTGAAGCCATCGACAGAGTACGTGCCCACACCTGGGCGCCGTTCGCATCGTCAAGACGCAACCGGACACCAGTCTGCGTGGTCGTTTCCGGGTCGAAGTATCCCCACTCCACGGCCAGCGTGGACGACAGGATTTCCGGTATGCCCGCCGAACCGTCAGGGTAGATGATCGTCGCGGACGGGCGTGCCGACACCGTGACCACAGCGAGCTGCGACCACGGCGACGGGTTCGCGTGGTCGCCCCACGTGCGGACCTGCCACTCCAATGTGGTCCCGTTGGTGAACGTGTCCAACGCGAACAGTTTGAACTCGTTGGCGGACAGGACCTTCCCCGTCCCCACCCACGCTCCGCCGTCCACACGGTACTGCACTTCGTAAGCGGTCTGCGAGGTCGTATCCACCGAGTTGTGCACCCAGTTGAACGCGATGCTGTCCATGCCGTCCACAGCCGTCGCCGACGGCACCAAGCCTGTCGGGGCGTTCGGTGGGGCGAGGAGCTGCACCACGTTCGACCGTGCAGAAAACGCAGACCACAAGTCCGGGCCAGTCTCCGTCGAAGCTGTAGCCCACACGCCAGTCTTCAGCCGGTACTGGTATGTTTTCGTCGGGTCAGGGCTGGCATGAGTCCATGAAGTTGTCCCCGCAACGAACAGTACGTCACGGCTCGTTCCGTCCACGCCGTCAGCGGTGATCCACACTTCCACGCCCTGGTGCTTACGCACCCCCGCCAAAGACCAGGTGAGCACCACATCGGCACCTTGACGCTTAGCAACAAGGTTCGTCGGCGGTGCAGGGGTCGTGGCGATATACGGGGTGTAGGCGAAGCTACTGGACCCGGAAGAGTTCTTCGAACGGACCGCGTACCGGTACTGCTGATTCGCGACCGTGGTCGAGTCGGTGAAGCTCGACACGGATCCGGACACGGTGGCGATGGTCTTGTACGCGCCGGAAGCGATGTCCCAACGCCGGATCTCCTGCTGCGTAATCGGGGAAGCAGTAGAGCTGCTGCCCCTAGTCCAGGACACCACATGCCGGGTGTCCGAGGAGCGGGTCACCGTCGCGTTCGACGGTGCCGCCGGAGGATCCGGTGGCGTGTGCACCGTGTTCGAGTATGCCCAGGAGGACACTCCGCTGCTGTTGCGGGCGCGGACACGGTACTGGTAGTCGGCATTCCTCGCAAAAGCCCCGGTGATGTACGAGGACGCACCACCAGACAGGGTCGCGGAGTCCTGCCACACGCCGTCGTTGCGTTGGTAGTTCAGCTCGATGCTGTCGTACGGTGCCGAACTGGATGGCCTGCGAGTCCACGTAACACGCCCACCGCTTCCGTACAGCGACAGGCTGACGTTCGATGGTGCTGATGGCTTCTGGTACGGGCGGCGGGCGGTCGTGTGCTGCCCGGACACCGACGCGGTGCCGGGGATCGCGTTGATCCCCGACAGTTCCGCAGTGAAGCTCGTGTACACGTTCCCGCTATAGGAAGTCGACACCGTCCGCGACAGGGTGCGTACCTTGGTTGTGCCGCCGCCGGAGCCGTGGCTGATGCTCACAGCCCCGGACGAAGACCACGAACCGCTAATTGACAGGTTGTTGGTGGAGTCCGAAACCGATGCTTTGGTCTGCACCCAAATGTCGACGGTAACGGTAACAGAGGAGGTTCCCGAGCTGACAGTCGATGGTGACTGCGAGAACTCGTAGCCCAGGCGCATGCCGTTGCCCGAACTGTTGTTCTGGTAGCTTCCCCAAGTAATCGCCATCGGGGTACCTCCTCAAATCGTTGTTATCTACCGTTGCCCGGTCATCTGCCGGTTGCCACGCCTGGCTTCACGCTTCGCCTGGCGCATCCGCCCATCCGCCACATCAGACACATAAGCGGTGAACTCGTACCCGTCGACCACGAGTGTCAGCTTCTCGGGAAGCTGGGCACCCTGCGAGGCCATCTTGATGGCACGCTCCGCTACCGACCACTGGTTCGAGGTCAGCACCGGTTCGGGCTTCCCCGTCGCGTTCAGTGTCGGAGTCACGCCCGGCTGCAGGTACCCTCCGTTGTCGTACTTCATGTACTTCATCGGGTTGACCGTGCCGTTGACGCGGCCCTCGTGCACCTCGAAGTGGGTGTGCACGCCGGTCACGTTGCCGGTCGCGCCCTGGTAGCCGATATGCTGGCCGGCCTTCACCTGGTCGCCGACCTTCACCTGCGGGCCGCCTACCGGGTTGTGCCCGTAGTACGTCCACAAGCCCGGGCCGTGGTTCAGGTAAATGCCGATGCCGGTCTTGCCCGGCACTGTGTTCCAGCCGACGCGCTGCACCACACCAGGCAGTGCCGCGTAGGTCGGACCGCCGCCTGCAATATCGACACCGGTGTGGAAGCCACCCCAGCGCGGACCGTACATCGAGGTGAACGGACCCTTGGACGGGCGGTGGAACGCGCCCAGAGGCCCGTCGTAGACCGCGCCGCCCGAGGCGGCCGCCTGCTCCAACGCCTTCTTGTCGTCGGCGCCGACAGCCCACCCGACCATGTCGTCGATGACCTTGTGGGCACCGCCGCGGATCAACTCGTTGATTCCCGCCCCAGGCAGGAACGAGCTGATGGAGTCCTTGAGCGGGTTGGTGAGGGCTCGGACCCCTTCGGCAATCTTGCCGACGACCCAGTCCTTCGCGGTGCCCACCGCCTTGGTGACACCGCCCCAGACGTCGCCCCAGAACCCCCCGGCGGGCAGCATGGCCTCGGCTGGCTTGGCACCGGCCAGCATCTGCAACGAACCGTCCGGCGCCTGCTCCCGACCGGCCAGCATGTCCTGAGTCTGGGCCGCGGTGTAGACCCGGCCCGGGGAGCTGAAGTTCACCAGCTCCGGACCTTCCTCACCAACCAGCGCCCAACCGCCCTTGTGGTAACCGCCCTTGGCGAACGCCGGCAGGCCGTCCACGTCCGGCAGCCGCCAGGACAGGCCGAGCTTCTCCGCGATCCCGTTGAACATCGACTTGAGCCCGTCGTTGTACACGGTGTTGATCACGAAGTTGATCGGCTTGCGAACGATGTTCGCCACGCCTTCCCAGATGTTCTTGACCGCTTTCTTGCCGTGCTCGAAAGCAGACACGAAGTCTCCCTTGACCAGGCTGCTGATGGCGGAGAACACCGGCTTGCCGTACTTGTCCCAGATGCGTCCGATGCCGTCGACCATGGCGTTCCACTTGTCGCTGATCCAGCCCATGGCAGGCTTGATGCCGTGGTTGTAGAGCCACTTCGCGCCGGCGCTGACCCCGTCCCAGATCGGCTTGAGGATATTCGTCCAAGCCCAACCAATGCCGGAAATCATAGTTTCCCAGCCGCTCTTGATCCACCCGAAGGCCGGTTTCAGCGCGTTGTCCCAGAGCCACTTGCCACCGGCGGCGACAGCGTTCCAGGCTGGCTTCAGGATGTTCTCCCACGCCCACTTCGCGTTGTTCGTCCAGTTGGTCCAGGCCTCGCCGATCCATTTGAACACCGGCTGCAGGATCGTTCGGTACAGCCAGTCGGCGGCCTTCGCGATCCCGTCCCAGGCAGGCTTGAGGATGTTCGTCCAGGCCCAGCCCATGCCGGCCATGACCGCATCCCACGCCGGGGCGATCCAGTTCAGGAAGGGTTCCAGCACGTTCGCCTTGAGCCAGTCCATGATGGTGCCCCAGTTCATGATGACCAGCACCAGCCCGGCGATGGCTGCGCCGATACCCAGAGCGATGGCCAGCCACGGCGAGGCCGCGAGGGTCAGATAGCCCCAGGCGAGCGCCACGACACCGAGGGCGATACCCACACCTTCGAGCACACCCGGGGTGTTGGTGGCCCAGTCCATGACGGACTGCAGCGGGCCGAGCGCCGGCACGATGCCGTCGGTAATCAGGCCCATGAATGAGCGGGTGATCGTCTCGATGCTGGTGCCGGCGTTATCGTTGAGGGTCTGCCCCATCGACTCCGCCTTGCCTTCCAGCGATCCGAAGGCGTCGCCCATCGGGTCCACCATGCCCAGGAAGTTCGGGATCTGGTCGGTGCCGAGGTCTTCCAGCGGGGTGCCGAACAGGGCGAGCGACGCCGCGGCCTGCTCGCCGGGGTCCTTGATCCCCTGCAGCCCGTGCACGATCTGAGCCATGGCACCCTCAGCGGTTTCCCCGCCAGCCAGAAGCTTGGTGGTCATGTCCTGCATGTCGAGGCCCAGCGAGTCGTACACTGCGCTCGTGCCCTTGGACATATCGGTCGCGCGGATCGTGAATTCCTTGAGTGCGTCACCCATCTTGTCCATGCCGATGGCCCCGTCGGCAGAAGACGCGACGATCATGCCCATGGCGGTCTCGCCGTCGATGCCGAGGGCGGCGAAGTGCTTGCCATACTCGTCCATGACCGGCAGGACTTCCCCACGCAGGCTCTGCGGGATCTGCTGCATGGCGCCGGTAATCAGGTCGAAGGCTCCGGTCGCGTCGGATGTAAGACCGTTCTTGATCATGGATCCGGCGGTGGTCGCCGACTCGGCCACGTCCACATCGAACGCGCCGGCCAAGTTCATGGCGTAGCCGGTGATCTTCTCGATGTCGGCCTGCGATGCGTCGCGCATGCCCGCCATCGATGAGACCACGGCGTCCACCGAGTTGCCGACGTCTTCCATGGATTCGCCGAAGCCGTTCTTGTACAGCTCGCCCGTAGCCGCGCCGTAGACCTCGGCCTGCTCCGGAGTCGCACCGAGCGCCGCACTGATGCGGTCCACCGCGGTGTCGCCCTCCAAAGCGGTGCCGAAGGCTTCGGTGAGCAGCGCCGCGCCGCCGACCGCGCCAGCGATCTGCGTGACGGTGCCGCCGACGCTTCCTGAGAAGTCCTCGAAGCGGCCGCCCACGGTGCTGATCGCATCGCCGAACTTGCCCCACTTCTTCGGTTGCTCGGCGATCTCCTCGCCCAGCCCCTTCTGGGCTTTCTCCAGCTGCTTGGCGGCTTCTTCCGAAGCGTTGTGCGCCTGCTTGAGTGCTTCCTCGGAGTTCGCAAACTTCCTGGTGTCGTCCTCCGCCTTGCCGCGCGCGGCATCCAGGCGAAGCGCGGCGGCCCGCGCCTGATCGGAGTCCGCGCCGGACTTCTCCACGGCGGCGGCCAGCTTCACCTCGGCGTCGATGACCGCGGCCGCTGACTTCTGCTGAGCCTGGCGCGCCTTGCTCACGTCCTGCGAGAGCTTGGAGACGAGCCCGGCGGCCTGCTTCTGCGCTGTTTCCAGTTCGGCCACGCTGGCCGAGGTGGCGCCGTCGGCGCCGGAGGAGAACGCGGCCGAGTATTCCTTGCCGGCTTTCTGCCCGGCGCTCTTCGCCGCCGCGCCGGTCTCCTTGGCCAGCTTCGGCTGGAACCCCTTCATGGACGGCAGAACGTCAATCCATAGCTCGTCGGCCACGTCGCGCCACCTCACTGTTCGTTAAAGACCCACCGCCACGGCCTGCACCGGGTCTTTGGGGAACCCCGTGCGCAGGTCGTGGCGGCCAGTCAGCTTTGATTGCGGTTCAATACCGCACGGAAGTGCGCTCTGTCGGAGGCGACCTTCTCAGGAGTCCGCGCCTCAGTCGTCTGCTGCTTGAATGTCTTGGGATTCGGCAACGGCTCGAACTTCTCCGCAGGCGCTTCGCTACCGCGATTCGCGTTGTAGAAGTTCGTGCGCAGCAACCGAAGTTGCGTGCTGACATCCCAGAGCATCCACTCCACGTCGTGCCAGTGATCCCCAGCGATTTCCCGGGTCACTGCGTTCGGCCTGGGCAAATGCTCGATCATGACCCGCAGCTGGCGGGTGCTGATCTTCCCCTTCAGCGCATTGATGACCGGGTTCCCGTGTCCTGGATACGCCTGCATGAGCGCGGCTTCCACCGCTTCCGGGTGCTCCCCGATAAGGCCTAGGACCTCTTCGGCCGAACTTTTCCCATTTCATCTCGCATCGAGGCGCCGGCCGCGGCCCATACCGCTACCAGCTGGTCGGTGGTGTATCCGGCGTCCAGGTAGGTCTTGAGCTGGTCTTCGGCGCTGATGCTCGGATGGTGGTTCAGGATCTCCAGCGCTGCTTCCTCGGAAGTGTCTGCAGCCATCACCTTGTCGTGGAACGCCTTGATGTCAGCGCTGTCGATGCCCACGTTGAGCTTGATCCATACCGCGGAGTCCTTGGACACCTCGACCTTCTGGAGTTCTCCGACTCCGACCTCGTCGAGCTGCTTCACGAACTGATCCATACGGATGCTCTTAGACATGAGAATTCCTCTTTCTTTCAAATGGGGGCGACGGGACAGGATGGTTTAGGGTCCGAGCGGTGCTGTGCGTCCCCTCAGCAGCACCGCCCAGACCAGTTCAGTTAGGCGCGGGTGAACGCCACGGCCGGCGGGCTGGTGTACCCGGTGCCCGGCGCGGTGACGTTCACTTCGGTCACCTTGCCGCCCTCGATGACCGCGGTCGCGGTAGCGCCCGACCCGGCGCCGCCGGTGAACTCCACCGATGGGGCCACGGTGTACCCGCTGCCGGTCTTGGTGATGGTCACCGAGCCGACACCGTCGGCGATCAGAGAAGCCACGGCTGTCGCATCGGTCGGCAGGTACGCCGGGCCGTTCTGGAACTCGTCCGAGGTGCTCTTGAGCAGCTCGTCTTCCAGCAACGCCAGCGTTACGCCGTGGGTCTCGTCCGCGGTGCGGCTCATGGTGCGAGCGGCCTTGGTGCTGACCTTGATGCGGTAGCCGACGATCACGCGGTAGCGCGCGGCCGAACCCACGCCGTCTTGTGCGAGGAGCACCATCCGGTACTCCGGCAGCTGGGTGACGTTGCCGCGGTTGATCTGCCACGGTCCGTCCTTCGTCTCAGGCCAGTCTTCGAACGGCACGAAGTTCACGAGGCACTGGACCCAGGCATTGTCCTCGGAGAATGCGACCGTCAGCGATTCCTCGATGCCTTCCAGGTCGCTGCGCTGCGGGCGCAGGCGCTGGAGCACCGAGGTATTCGCGGAGCTCAGCGACTCCTCGTGCTGGATGCCGTCGGTGGTGATGAAACCCATGTCCTTGCCTCCGGCCGGGATGACCGGCAGGAAGCTCTCGTCGAACCAGGCTTCGGGGAGCACAGCGTCCGGAGCGAAGATCATCATGATCTGGTCCGGCCACTTGCGCAGGTTGGTTGAACTCGCGTCCAGCTTGTCTTTCAGATCCATGTCGGATCTCCTTCCATATGAAACAAGCAGTCGCCTTGTGACGACTGCTGTCGAACGATGTGATTACTGGGGCCGGATGTCGATGGTGTACGTGGCCGTGGCCTGGTGCAGCCCGGTGTTCGCGTACGGCTCCACCGACGGGTGGAAGAGCAGGCGGACATCGTCCACGAACCTGGATTCGAAGCCCGAGCCTGCCAGCGCCATCATGCGCCGGTCCGCCTCATCCATCAGGTCGAGCGCCGCCCCGCGCCCCGCGGCATACGCGCAGACCTCCACCGACGGGCTGCGAGTCATCTGCACCGAGGACCCACCGCCGAACACCTGCACCTTGAGCGCCGGGGCCAAGGTGGCCAGATTCTCGTCGGTCTCGGTGAACACCGGCGCCGAGGTTCCTGCGCGCAGCCAGTCCAGCACCAACTGCTCGGCCCGCGGATACCAGCTAGGCACCGGCAGCCCTACGGAGCACCTGAGGCCTGGTTAGCTTGTTGTAGCCGTCCGCCTTCTTCAGCTCGTCAGTGATCTGCGCCGTCACCCGCGCATAAGAACGCTTCACGCCGGACGGCGAGCGCGTTCCTGGTCGGGTGCCTTCGCTAATTTCCAGGGCGTTGGCGAAGGCCGTTTGCCCGTCGCTGAGGGCGATTGCTTTGGCGGTCGGGAGGATTCTGCGTGCTTTCGCTTGGAGTGCTTGGCGTACTTTCTGCGATTGCATCAGGTTGTTGACCGTCTTGGTGCTGAGGCTGATCTGGCTCTTCGAGGTCATGGGTTTCACCTCCTGCGAATGCTCGTTTGGTGGTGATGCCCAGTGGCAGTCCGAGCTTCTTGGCGACGTGGGCCGGGTAGGTGTTGCCGGCGAAGTGGACTGTGTCGTGGTTGGCCATGGTTATCCTTTCTGCTGCAGCAGATTGACCTCGGTGTGGTCGAGGATTCCCGAGGCGAAGTGCTTCGGTTCGGCTTTCACCTTGTAGGTGTTCCCGGCCACGGTGATGATCGACCCGGCGGTGATGCGTGGGTCGAGGGGCCCGCTGATGAAGTACTCCCCGGTGACGGTGTGCTTTCCGGCGCGGTCCTCGGTGGATGAGGCTGGCTGGAAGTTGCAGGGTCCCCAGTCGATCCGGGTTCTGGTTTTGGTGGGGGTGCCGTCCGGTGCCGGAGTGGTTGCCCCGGTCGGCACGTGCGCGGTGACCATGACTTGATGCAGTGCGTCGGTCATTCGTACACCTCTTTCCAGTCCGGGAAGATCCGGTTCAGGCCGTAGGCCTTGGGTGCTTTGATCTGGGGCAGCGGCGTGGAGGCCGCGGCCCCTTCGAAGATCTCGACCATCCACTCTTCGAAGCTGAGACGTTCGTCGCCGCCGGAGGAGTCCAGGGTGATGGCCCTGGACTCGGCTCCTGCGGCGACGGCTACGGATTTCACTCCGTTGTTTTCGAGCTTTGGAAGGACTGAGAGCACAATGCTCACGACGACGTCGGTGACGTCTTCGGGTTGCAGTGTTCCGGCGGTGATTCGCTGGTCTACGTCTTTCCAGCGGCGTCGGATCTTTCGGGATGCTGCTCCGATCCAGTACTCGGCTCGGGTGGTTTCGACCGGGTTCAGCGGGCGCCATGCGTTGACGATGTCGGATACCTGCGCAAGGTCAGCCATGGCTACCCGCCTTCCTATTTCGTGCCGGTGGCCTTGGCCGCCGGGGTCTTGACCGTGGCCGGCTTGTTGTCGGCGTTGGCGGCTTCGAGCTGTGCGTTCGCTTCGGCCAGCTTGCCGTTGGCTGCTGCAGCTTCTGCCTTGGCTGTTTCGGTGGCAGCCTTGGCTTCTTCTAGCTGGGCCTTGAGCGCTTCGACCGGGTTCTGCGCCGGTGGCTGCTCGGTCACGGTGACCTTCTCGATTAGCTTGCGGCTGACCAGGTGCTTCAGCTGTTCCTCGTCCACGCCTTCGGGGATAATCCCACCGGCGCGGACGATGCGGGCAACACGGTTGCCGTTGGGCGAGCCCACGGCGACCTTCACGACGGAGGCCTTGGCCTTGTGCAGAGTTGCCATGGCTTAGGCCCCCGTTCCGGTCATGTAGATGCCAGCCAGCGGGTTGGTGACCACTGGCACGTGCGGGCTGCGGGCCTGCAGTCGGGTCTTGTCCGCCTTGCTCTCGCGGATGGATGCGACCTCCACGCCGGTGTCGTTGCCGACCGGGCGGTACTCCGGCGACGGGATCGATTCGCGGGCGATGCCGCCGAGCACCCGACGATCCAGGAACAGCGGGTCGGTGACTTCTCCGCCGTCCGCTGCCACCCAGGTGATGCCGCCGATGGTCGGGAAAGCCCCGGTCTTGGCGGTGTCGTCGCTGTCCGGCAGGACGTCCAGCAGCTCGGGGACGATCTCCGCGTGCTGGATGCCGTCGAGCACGACGGTGTCGATGTCGTATCCCAGCTTCAGTGCTCGGACGGTGGCCTTGGCTCGCATGGCATCCTTGAGGATCTGCTTGCCGTTGGTCCAGGCACCACCTGCGATGGTCTGGGTCACCGAAGACTGGATGACGCCCAGCGCCGCGTCGTTGCCGCTGAACACGAGTTCGGTCTGCAGCAGAGTGAGCGCGTCGTCGATGGGCTGGCGCAGAAGCCGGCCCACTTCTTCGTCCGTGACCTCGGTGGCGATGCCTTCCTTGATCGCGGTGTACAGCTCGTACTGCTCCACGCCCAGCGGAGTGAGCTTGTACTCGGCTCCCGGAGCCACCGCGTCGGCGCTGCGGTCGGTGCGGATGATCTCCTTGGTCGGCACCATGATGGCGCCGCCGCTGAGCTGGTAACGTCCCTGCAGCAAGAAATTGCCGAGGAACTGCTGCGCCTTGAGGATCTCTCCGACGCGACGAGCAAGCAGGGCTGGGGACTTGATGAAAGCCATAAGATCCGCTGCGCTGGCGTTCTCCATCTGGCTCGGGGTGTACGGGTAGGTAATCATTTCTGGATGATTCCTTTCTTCTAGCGCTGGAGAACCTGGACCAGCTTGCCGTCAGTGGCAGCGGTCAAGGCCAGACCGATGACGGTCCCGGTCGTAGCGGTGCGGACGGCTCCTGCTCCGGCGGCTTCCAGGCTTGCGCCCAGAGCCACCTCGCCGGAGGCCTTCAGCTCGTGGATCACTTTGCCGACTTCCACGGTGACCTTGTCACCGATCGCAGCATCGTGGCCGGCAATCCCCACGTAGGAGGTGCTAGCGGCCGCGGCCGGAGCCACGGAACGGTCGGTCGCGCCGACCTGGACAGGCTGGCCACCGACTACTGCGGTGGTGACATCGAAGGTGACGGTGTCACCCGGACGATGGATTGGCAGGTACTGGCCCATGGTTAGGACTCCTTCGTGGTCTCAGCGGTCGCGAAGACCTTGCTGTAAACGGTGTCTTCATCGGTAGCCTGGTCAACGCCACCGGTGTAACCCTTGGCTTCGACCGGCACCAGGCCGGGGGCCAGCGCGTTCAAGCTTTCCTCAACGCCCGGATCGGCAGCCAGGGCCTTGATCCAGTGCTCGCGGCGTGCCGGCGGGATGCGGCCCGATTCAACAGCCGAGTCCACCACGCGGTTGCGATGCTCCTCGATCTGCTGGTTGCGTGCCTCGCGGCCGGCAGAGGCATCGTTGAGCAGCTGCGAGTACTGAGCCTCGTCGAGTACCACCGTTCCCGGTGCAGGCTGCTGGGCGGCCGCGGAGGCGGCGGCATCCTGCGATTCCTCGGCACGCTCGGCGAGCGCTTCGTCCAGTTCGGCCAGGACAGCTTCCTCGGAAACGTCGGTGGCCTTCGGGTCGATCCCCAGACGCTTGATCACGCCCTGGAGTAGAGAGTCCGACATGTCGGCTCCTTCCTTTGTGTGGGGCTGGTTCGGGGATTCCGTTTCAGCCAGATCGTTTCGCCACTGGCCGGCGACGGCGAGCGCCTCGTCCAGGTGGGCTTGGATGTCGCGCCGGGCTGGCGTGGCATTGGTCGGTGTGGGTGCCGGTGCGGCGCGGCGGCCGGCGTAGGCGAACACGCTGAAGTCCAGGCGGTTCTTCAGGTCTTCGGCTTCGGTTTCCGCGGTGCCGACGATGCTGTCGGCGAGTCCGGCGGCTACGGCTTCCTCGGCGGTGTACCAGGTCTCGGCGACCATGCGTTCGCGCCATTCGTCGCGGGTGCCGCCGGCTCGGTCTGCGTAGACCGAGGCGATGGTGTTGGAGATGCGGTCGAGGAAGTCGGCGGCGTCGCGGAAGTCGGCAGGGTTGCCGATGGCGATGGTGAGCGCGTCATGGATCATGATTTCGGCGCCCTTGCCCATGACGATCTCGTCGGCCGCCTGGATGATGAAGCTGGCGGCTGAGGCGGCCAGCCCGTCCACGGTGGCGACGACCTTGGCCTTGTGCCGCTTGAGCGCGTTCATGATGGCCACCGCGTCGTAGACGTCGCCGCCTGGCGAGTTTACGCGGAGGTTGATCTTGTTCGCGGTGATGCCGGAGAGGTCCTGGACGAACTGGGATGCTTCGACTCCCCACCATCCGCCGATCTGGTCGTAGATGAAGATCTCGGCCGCGTCGGATTCGGTGCTGGCTTCCATGCGGTACCAGCTGGTCTTGTTCTCAATCCGCGGTGTCAGGGGGTTCTTCTGCTTCTGGTGCGGCATCGGCGGGTGCTCCTTCCGTGGTTGGCTTGGTGCGTGCCGTGGTGGTGTCTGCCGGGGGCAGGCCGTAGACGGTGCGCAGGTAGATTTCGAGCGGTTCGTCTACGACGATGGCGCCGCAGTCGATGAGCGCCTTGATTGCCTCGGCTGTGGGCTGGTGGCGTGAGCCGATCTCGTCGAAGGTCACCAGCGGGGCTGGTTCGTCCGGGCCGAAGTTCAGGTCGACCAGGTCTTCGACGATGTGCTGCGATGCGGTCTCCGCGATATAGCCGGCGAACGTCTGCAGGGACAGGGTGAAGAAATCCGCGAAGGTGCTTCCCAGCGCCCAGGAACCGGTTTCGGTGCCGAGGTTGAGGAAGTGGGCCAGTACTGCGCGGGCGATCTGCTCGTCGTAGTAGCGGATCGGGGCTTCCGCGTCCGGCAGCTGCCCGGTGACTCCGAGCAGCTCCAGCTTGGCTGAAGGCGGGATGGATGAGCCGGCGGTCTCTCCGGAGCGCACGCCGCGGGCGATTTTCAGGCCAGCGTCCACCTGCTGCTGCATTGCCGCCTGGTACTCAGCGACGGGCATGTTCTCCGGCAGCTCTCCGGCGGTGTACACCGGGAAGCCCATGCCGTTACGGTCCACCGACTGCAGCTGGACCCGGAGCATGCGGTCCTTGAGCAGCCAGAACTTGTACGCCGGGCGAAGCAGCGACTGGCCGAGCCAGTTGCCGCCCTCCCGGTCGAGCACGTACGCGACCAGACGCTCCACACCCATGCTGGATTTCTTGCCGGTCGGGTCGCCGAGCTGGTGCAGGGCCTTGAGCCCGCCGTCGGCGTCCACGTCGATCTGCGAGATGGTGCGCTGCGGGCGGAAGCCCAGCTTGCGGAGCCGCGCGCGGCCCTGCTCGTCGATGCGGTAGACCTGCTCGAAGTACGCGTGTCCGAAGGGAAGCATCAGCAGCGCGAGGCGCAGATGCTCTTTCCAGGAGAACCTGTCTCGGGAGCGCGGAGCGGTGACGGCCGGCTGGCCTTTGATCGGCAGGCCCAGATCCTCGGAGACCAGCTGCACCACCTCGGGGCGCGCCCCGTTCGGGTCGATGCGCCATTCGGTGCGGATGATCGGCAGGGTCACTGCCCGGAGCACTGACATGACCTGCGCGTCCTGCCGTCGCATCTTGTCGTACACCTCAATGTTGAGGGGCCAGCGCAGTTCCGGGGTCTCTTCGTCCTGCTCATAGCCCCAAAAGCTGGAGGCTTGATAGCCTCGCTCGTCTTGCGGTGCGGCCATTGACCCTCCTCTCAAAATCCGATGCTTCCAATGTCCGAGGTGTAGCCCTGCCCGCTGTCATAGCTGGTGTGGCTGTCCTGGACGTGGGTCGCAACGTCGCTGGTCTTCACCGCGGCCGGGGCCGGCGGCGGTGGCAGTTGTCGGTCTTCCTTGCGGGTCAGCAACCACAGCGCGGCCACGGCCGCCATGAGCGGTGCCGTATCGGATGGGGAAGCCTTATCATCGGGCAGCGTCGCGCCGCCGCTGAACTTCTTCAGCACCGCGGTAGTCGCCGCCAGATCCAGCGGAGGCTGCTTATGGTGGCGCAGGCTCTTGCCGGTGACCTCGTCCATGAATCGAGACCAGCCGTTGGTGAGGTCGGTTCCCTGCCACGGGATCACCGGCACGTCGAAGTCGTTCTCCGGGTCATCCTTGGCTTCGGCCAGATCCTCGATCAATGCGGAAACCTGCGCGCCCTTGGACTGGCCTGTGACGGACTTGATGCGCCCGCGACGCTTGGAGTTCATCAGGTATCCGCTCGTCCAGCTGGTGCCGTGCCTGGCGGCTACAATCTCCACCTGCGGGCGGCCGTCGGTGCGGTGCCCGGCGAATGCCATGTACACGTACTCGCGGTCGCTGGACTGGGCCAGCCCCACTGTCACATCAGAGACGATCCTGTCCGCTTCCGCGATCTGCGGCATGCCGTCCGGGCCGATCTCCGGCTTGTTTTGTCCTTCTTCCCACACACCTGGCGGGAACGGCCCTTCAAGCACACCGTCCGTCCACTGGCACAAGCACTCGGTACGAAATACCCATTCGGGGTCGGTCTTGCAGGCCGCGGCCAGCGTGCGCTCGGTGAAGCCTGGGTTCCAGCCCACCGAGGGGTTAGCCTGCGCCCAGCCCTCGCGGTCCCACTTCGAGCACCCGGGAGGAGCTGACCATTCGAACAAGCCGAGGGTGTCAGGCTCCTGCTCCCACTCGTCGCCTTCCTCGTACTCCTCGTCATCATGGTCATCAGCGGACTCCATGCCTAGATCGATCACGTCGGGCAGCAGGTCTTCACCGGACTTGCAGATGCCGTCCGGGTCCCCTGCGCCCTCGTGGCCCATCTGGCGAAGGTAGCGCAGCACGATGCTGGTCACGTCGCCGGCGTTGGACAGCGCGAGGATCAGCGCTTCCAGCTGGGCCATGGTGGTCTTGGTGATCGCGCCCCAGGCATCCCAGTTCTGGTGCTCGCGCAGCTCGTCCAGCAGGATCAGGTTTCCGGTGAAGCCGCGGCCCGCCTTGCGGTTGGCCGCCTTGACCTTGTACCGGGTCTTGACCCGCTTGGTCTGCTTGAAATTCTCGACGTCACGGATGATCTCCAGAGCCTTCTTGCCGTTGACCTTCACGACCTTGTCGATCAGCGGGGCCAGCTCTTCGGACTCCTCGACCATGTCGACGGCGCCCTGCCAGACTTCCTCCGCGGTCTCCAAGTCCTGCGCGGTGCCGAGCACCAGCGGCCAGCCCCACACGCAGATGATCCACAATGCGAGCACCTGGGAGAGCGTGGACTTGCCGTTCTGTCGGGCAATCAGCACCACGACGGTGCGGAAGCGCAGCTGGCCATCTTCCAAGAGCTCCAGCATGTGCACCAGCAACCACTTCTGCCACGGAAACAGGTTCACCTTGAGAACCTGCTCCGCGAAGTCGATCACGTCATAACCGAGCGTCCACTCCTCCGCCTCCGGCGAGCGCGGTTCAAGCTGATGCAGCGGCGGGGTGTAGACGCGTGGCTTTTCCTTGCCGTAGAGCTTTGGTCGCTTCTTCCTATCCGGCTTGGCGGCGCCTGTTTGCCCGTTCCTGGAAGCTTGAGACGTTGCCGCCACCGCTTACCCCCTTGTCCTGCTTTGGAGGCTCTGGTGCGGCTCCTGCGCTCAGCGCGGCAGGAGTGATCTGGAGTTCGGAACAGGCCTTGATGTACTGAGGCATGATCTTGATGACCGCATCGTTGAGCGCTTCCATTGAGTCGCGCTGCGCTTCGTCGATCAGCCATGCTTGAGTTCTGGCGGCCGCGATAAGGCCGGCGTACTTCTTGCCTGCATCTCCTTGCAGGTGGGGCGAATTGGCGATGGCGGACGCGGTGGCGTCGGCCATGTAGCCGCGTTTCCTGGTTGGCTTCACGAGTGGAGCGAATCGGTCTCCCCAGGCGCGGATCTGATCGGCCAGTTTGCGTTCGACTTCCAGCGCCGGGTGGGGCTGAACCTTGCCGCGAGAGTCGCGGACCACCATGCCTTCGTCCTCGATGCGGGCCTGTGCCTGGCGAAGCCGTGCGACCAGGTAGCAGAATGCCTCCAGCGCCTGGCGGTCCACGGTGCCGGCGAGGTCGTTGGTCGCCACAATCTCGTCCCAGACTTCCTTGACGTGCTCGGGCAGCCGGTCGGGTGCGTTCAGACGCGGGTCGCGTTCTTCAGTTCCGTCCACCAGGTCACCTCCTGCACGGTCAGCTCGCGCGCTTGGATGTCGGCGGTGCCGAGGAGCTTGAGCGGCTGGAAGGTTCCTGCCGTGATAGTTTCCAGCTGGGCCGCGACGATGCCGTTGCCGTCGGTGGCTTCTGATTCGGCGCGGTCGATGTACTCGGGCCGTAGCTTGGCCACTAAGTCGGAGAGCGTTCGGCGTGATTTTCGCCAGTCGATCATGGTTGCGATGTCCGGGACGCTCATGTGCGGGTAGTCGGCCAGCACGTCCCGGACGGCCGGCTCGAATTCCTCGGAGGCACTCGGCCGCCAGTACTCCATGCGAGCGTCCTCGGCGAGCGCCCGACGAACAGCGTTGCGGGATACCTCGTGGTCTCGGGAGATCTCGCGGATGCCTCTGCCGTCGGCGTGCAGCTGGATGATCTTGGGACGGTCACGCATGACGGCTGCTATTCGAAGCGGACGATCGGTTCGATGGAGGTGGCGATGATCGGCTTCAAGACTTGCAGCTGTTCATCGGTTGTCTCGGCGTGCACGTAGAGCAGGTCAGCGACAACGCCATGCGCCTCAGTTGTGTTTGCAGCCAGGACGCGGATGCTCCCACCGTTCTCGAAGTTGATGCGGCGGTTGCCGTTGACGCGCGAGATGCACGACGGGTCCATGTCCAAGGCTGGATCTATCAGCGCGTCCAGGGCGGTCTTGGCGCTGCGTGGTCCGGGGAAAGCGATGGCCACGCGCTTGCCCAGCGCGGCTTCGGTAAGCACTGCCTGCAGCGCTCCCCTGGTTGGAATCGCGGTTTTTGACACTGGGTTCCTTTCGCTGGCTCGGCGCTTGCTTCGCCGTGGCACTTTCTTGCCCGTAATGAGGTTGCACACGAGATGCGTGCACTGGACATTCGACTTGAGATGGCTTCCGCCTTCTGCCCAAGGAATGACGTGGTCAATGCTGGCGCATTGTGGATCTGGGTACTTGAGCTCTCGGTCGACTGGCTTTTTGCAGATGCCGCATACCCAACCGTCTCGCTCAAAAATTTCTGCAGGATCGATCGGCTCGTATTCGACACCGTAGAACTTGGCCCGTGCCTTGGGATCGCGTGGCCGGTCGTAGACCGGGGCACCCTCGGCATAGGTTTTGCGATGTCGCATCCGGTCGTATTCTCTGCGTTCCGGCCGGCGATCACGCTCCCAGTACCGGCATTTATCCGTGCAATAGACCCGGCGGAGTGATTTCGCTTCGAACCGCTTCTTGCAAACTGGGCATTTCCGCTCAACCACGCTGCGCCCTCCCTCCTAGGAGGCGGGTTCACTTTCACCGCCATAACGCCTTGTCAATAACCAAATTCAATCTGGAAAATCCGGGGGAGGGAGGGAGGTAACCGGCGCGACTCCCCCGTAGCTCGGGGGTCTGGATTTTATTGGCCTCGGCCTCGCTACCAGTCATCCTTCATCCCCAACCCTTCCTGAAGGTTCGAACCGGCGGACTTGTTGCAGTCCAGATGAGCCGGCGCCCAGTTCGACGGATCCCAGGTGAGTTGCGGGAACATCTTGCGCGGTTTGACGTGCTGCACACTGCAAGACTGCGGATGCGGATACTCCAGCATGTAGTCGATGGACAGGTGGCAGATCACGCATGGTGTCTTCGCTCGTCGCCCCCTGGCCTTGACCTGTCGGAGCGCGTCGGATGCTGCGCGGCCGCGCCACGGCTTGACCGGCATCTGGTTCAGGCTCATGAGTTGATCACCTCGCTGCACTCGGGAATGACGAAGCCCCGGACATCTTGGGGTCTGTCCGGGGCTTCGAGTCGGTGGGTTAAATCACGAACCCCCGAGTCTCACAGAGATTCGGGGGTTCGATTTAGCCACTAAGGCCATTCAATCAGTAAATTTACGGTGCTATGTCAAGTCCGTCAAGTCAGGCCCGCTTCTTGGAAAGCCGTGGCCCTCTGCGCTTCTGAGCTCCCAAGGACTTGAGCATGTTCGTCCACGTGTCCCACTGCACAGTATGCCCGGCATCGGCGGAGCACTGCACGATGTGGGCACCTGCACGGTTCTCCACCACGACCAGTTGAGCATTGCATCCCGGGCGCTTGCAGAACTGGTCAGGTAGATCGACCTTGGTCTCAGCTCCGTGCGTTGCTGTGACCGTCCAGCCCGCCGCGTCCCGGATCCACCAGTAGGCATTCTTCGTGAACGTCTTATCTGCGGATCCCGCGATCTTCACTGCCTGGCTCCGAGACAGCCACTCCGCCAAACTGCCGGTGTCCTGGTACACGGGCAACTGCACAGCATGGTCATCGACCAGTCTCAGCACCACGGACCAGATGTTGTCCCTCGCCACAAGCAGTGCATCTGACACCGATACGTTGATTGGCACCGGGGCCTCGATCCGCTGGGCATGGCGCTCACTGCCACCGCCACCGGCCCCGGCATGCAACGCTTCCTGCGCGTCATCCCATCGAGCGGCCACGAGCCTCAGGTCGGCAATCATCTGGTCATTGCACTCACCGCACAAGTTCAGGCCTTGCAACGAGGCCGGCGCCCAGCTGTCCGGATTGTCCAGCAGATGAACTACGCACACCCCCGCAGCCTGCCTCGCTAGCTGGATGCAACCCCAACAACCGCAATATGGCGAATCAACGTGCTCGGGCAACGGACGCACCTCCTCGCAGGACCTTCTCAACACGACGACTCACCCAATCCGACGGACGCCACACCTCAGCAAACTGGCCACCAAGACGAAGATCATCCAGCCACAACTCCTGCGCTGCGCTGACCCGCCCACCCTGGGACTTCAACTCAACGAACAAGACCTGCTTCGTCTTTCCATGAATCATCACCAGATCCGGGAACCCTGCCTCGGAACCACGAGAGTCCTTGGTGTGATAGATCCTCATGTAGCCCAAGGACTTCGCCAGGCGAATCACGTTGGACTGGAACACGGCTTCACTCCACTGGAGGACCGGGTTATTGAACTGCTGGTTGTACTTCATTAGCTCTTCCTCCTACGAGGTCTATTGCGTCTTCGACGAGGCCGAGAGCCAGCCACAGGCTTAGGAGGAGCGCCGTGGACGGCACCAGCGTGCCCGTCCAGACCCAGCCCAGCCCGGCCCAACCCGACCCGACCCGACCCGGCAAATCCAGATCTGACATAGCTTTCACCTGTGGTCTGGTTTTGGTTATCAGTTGGTCGCCGTTTGATCGGCGTTTGATCGGTGCCCTGGTTCGACCGTGCGCCTGAGTGGCCGGAGGTGTCCGTTGCCTGCTCTGGTTCGGGAGCCTGGGTTTCCTGATCTGCAGCTGGATCCTCAACCATGGCGGGAGGTTCAACAGCGGCGGCTTCGGCTTCGATCGCTTCAACGCTCGGGTACGAGGCCAGATCTGAGTGCGACCTGAATCCCTGGGCCGGTGTTTCCGTTGCACCAGGTGACTCGACCGCGATCGTCTTTTCCGTTGCGGTAACAGGTGCATTGGTGGCGCCGGAGGTGTCCGTTGCGCTCACCTTGGCCGGATCCTCACCACGAGTGGGAGGTTCAACAGCCTGCTTCTGTCCTGCCGGAGACTTTGCGGGAGTCTTCGTTTCCTTGCGTTCCTCGGTCGGCTTGACGTCGAAACCACATTTTTCCATCAGCCACTTTGCCGTCGCCGCACTGTAGTACGGGTTCGTCGGCACGGGCCGGAGTTCCTTATCCCAGTTGTCACCTTCCTGTCTTGACGAGTTGCACGATTTGCAGGCTACGACCCGGTCTTCTTCCTTCGCGTTCTTTTCGCCTGGCTTCAAATGGTCGATGGTTCCCATTCGCGCTGACCTGCGATCTGAGTCCCATCTGGTGATCCTGCCGCACCAGCGGCATTCGTCGCCGTCACGCTTGCGGACAGGGCCGGAGCGTTCCGGGTTGCGGTTGTCGTACTGGCGCTGAGCTTCCCATTCCTTTTCGGAACGGAGAATCATGTGGAAGAGGTCTTTTTCTTCCACGAGCTTCAGCACCTGGCGCGGTCTGGTTGTGACGACGTTTCCTTCGTCGTCCTTTACCTCCTCGATGATCTCCTTCTCGAAGAAGATCCCGCAGAATACCGCCGCGTCCCGGAGAGCTTCGTAACGCGAACCTGCAAACAGGCGAGCCTGGCCAATCTCCACGATGTAGTCCATATCGTGAGCGGCAGACATCGTCGCGCAACGATTCACCCAGCCATACATCTCATTCAGGAGACGATCATCGTAGTCCTTCCACTCCAGGATCCGAAGGACGAGAGGATGTGTCGCGGCGATGTCCGACTGCTTCAACCACGACATTCTCGATTCCGTTCTTCTCTCTTGCTTTTGGTAGCTTCTGGACTTCTGCCCTGGCTACGGCGAGCGCGTCTTTTGGGTGCTTGGTGTCTGCGATGGTGTGGCCCCGCTTGAGGGTGAACCAGCGGAGAGTGTACGGGTTTCGGCAGACGTAGATCTTGTCGGACTCATCGGTGAGGGCTCTCATGAGCATCATTGGTGGGCCTCGATTCTGATGACTTGTTCGGGGTCACTGCGGTGCTTGATCTGGATCCCGTTCCAGGTGAGCTCTACGACGGTGGCGTGGAGCTGGTGGGTGATGTAGGTGATGCGTCCGTAGAGTCGTGGTTCTCCTGGAATGTTGACGCAGGCGTGCAGCCCCATGTGTTCCAGGTTGTTGAGTCGGCCGGTTTGGATCGCTTCCATGTCGCGCAGCGAGTCGAGACGGGGCACTGGGCCATCGTTCCTGGGGCGCTTCGGCTTCGCTGGCTCGGTCACTCGTCCACCTCCGGGCGGTCAGCTTTGATCATGGCCAGCAATGGAGCGCTGTAGGGACTCACAGGCTTCTTGAATGGCCTGTCTGGGCCCGATGCATTGCAGGCTCGAATGCCAGCGCTCAATCCCTCTTTGAATGCCGCGTTTGCCAGTGCAAGACCTGCCCGCGTGGTCGCGAGTTCTTCCACGGTGTAGGCGTTGTTGGGTGTTCCTGACTTCATGGCGGGGTCCTCCTAGTTAGTTCCGGCGATGAGTGGTATTGCGATGTTGTTTGGTTTGGGCTGTCGGGTGGCCGGTGCCGCTGGTGAGGTCGGTGCATCTGGTTCCATTTCCGGCATTCGCAGGGCTGGTGCTGTCGGGGCCGGTTCGGTGTAGTCGGCGTAGAAGTGCCGCATCTGGAACAGCATGGTCGGGGTGAGTCCGGTCCAGACGCTCGGGACGATAGCCCGGGCGCCGAACTCGTCCATCCATGGGTTCAGTGACTCGGGCTTGTATTCGTCCTCGGCCCAGATGATCCGGTCCCCCGCGCCACCAAGTTCAGCCAGGTACTTGCCGATGGCCAGGGACTTGTGGACGGTGTCGTTTCGTCCCAGTTGGAGCCACAGCCACCGGTCCGCGCCCTGCAGACCGATCTTCTGCCCGAAGGCCGGCGCTTGGCGTTGCCAGGAGCTGGACCAGACGACCTGAACTTCGTAGTCGTGGATGAGCTGGTTTAGTCCGGCGATCATCCGCGGCGAGATGATCTCGCCCCATTGCTTGCCGTCCACGCGAGTGAAGTCAGCCCAGGCCTGTTTGTGCAGTGGGACGGTGTAGGCGCGCCATGCGTTGAGTACGCCGTCGATGTCGAGGAAAAGGTAATTCGTCATCTCGTCTCAGGCCACCTTTGCTACATCTGACTGGCGGATGTTCTGCGCAGCGGCAACGGCTCCGAAGATCTCATTCACGGCAGCGAGAACGGCGCCCCTGATGAATTCACCAGCGTCGGCGAGATCCTCGCCGAGGTACTGAAACGCCCGAAATGGGTTGGCCTGGATACGTGCAGCGCGGATCTCCTGCTTGACTTGGTGGAGCGTCTGGCGAAGGTTCTTTTCGTACAGGGCTGCCATGCGTGGTTGTCCGGTTTGTCGGCAGTGCTCGGCGCGTTTGGCCAGGTCGATTGCTCTAGCGATGCTCGGGCTGCTCATGGTCGGCTTTCCTTTCGTTGTTGATGGATGTTCGGAGGAATCTGGCGAGAACCCAAGCTGTGAATGGGGACTGGAAAACTAGCAGTCCGATGCCCAGCACCAGCCAGGACCACGCGCTCACTGTTTCTCCGTCGACGAACGCTTGCCGGTGATGGTGATTTTGGTGCTGGGGGTGAGTGCGTATTGGCCTGTGTTTGTCTTGATCTGTACCGCTTTGAATTCGGTGAGGGTGAGATCTCCGTTGTCCTCACGGATTTCGCCTTTCATGGTTCCGTGCGTGACCTGTTCCAGTACTCCAAGGTTGCCGAGGGTTCGGCCGAGGTCTGTTCCGTTGAGACGTCGGGCCTCGATCGTGACGCTCATGCTTGCACCAGGAATCCAGAGAACGGGCCGATGGAAGGGATGTTGCTCAGTGCCCATGGCTCCTCGTTTGGGTAGACGAGGGCGGCTTCGTCCATTGGGTTCAGCGGGTCGTTGCCGGGCAACCAGTGCCAGTCCTTGCGGAATCGGATGGTGAATTCCACGAGGTCGTCGGCATCCTGGAAGGCCTCGATGGTCTCCCCGGTCGCGTTCTCGAACCAGTCGCGGACGGCTTCGTCTGCGCTGTGCGCGTCCGTGGTGCCGGTGATCAGCCACATGTCGCTGTCTTCGCCCATTTCCTGGACGGTGATCTTTTCGGTGCTCATGAGTGGTCCTCTTTCAACTTGTTGATCTTGTCTGGCTGGTAGCCGAACCAGGTGGTTTCGTCGGTCGTGGCCGGATAGTAGACGTGCACGAACGGCATCTCGCAGGCCACGCCGAGGGCTGTGGCCTCGCGCTTCAGCTCATCGATGAGTTCGAGGTGGTCGTCATGGACGATGATCTTGTTATGCGGGATGCCGGCCTCGTCTAGCTTTCGCAGCGTGGCCTTGCATCCCTGGCACACAGGCAGGCCCTTCCCCGACGGCTTGACGTACACGGTGACGCGTGGCCGCTCGTCCACCTGCGGTTCCTCGCCTGGTACCTGGTCGAAGTCGCTCATGATGCTGACCCCTTCGGACCTTGGAGAGTTGCCGCCGATCTTCTCATCTGGGTGATGAGTCGGTTCACGGCGACCGCGCCCTCAGGGGTGAGCTTGAGTGTGTGCATTACTTCCCCGCGGAATCGTGGCGCGTCGTGCACGAGGACCGCATGGAAGTACTTCTTCTTGTCCGCCATAGCGCTGTACCGGTAGATCACCTTCTTGCGCTGCTCCTTCTCCGACCAGCGGGAGGACTCCTGCTTGTAGATCCATTTGCGGTCCAGCAGGATCGCGCGCAGTTCGTTCTCGCCGATCTTCAGGTCTGATGCCAGCGTGCGGAAGGTGATCAGGTCCTCGTCGGCCACGAAAGTATCGACGTAATCTGCTTTCGGTTCCAGCTCTGCGATCTGCTGATCTTTCGCCGCGATCATTGCCTGTGCCTCGATCACGGCCATGGCCAGCAGCTCAACGCCGGACGGCTTGGCCGGCGGCGCCTGCACTTCCGCGGCGCGGGTCTGGATCGCGAAGTACGACTGCGCGGCCGCGACCTCCGGCTTGCGCGGATCCCCGTTCATGGCAACCAAGTAACAGGCGTAGCGGGCAAGGTGGATATCCTCTGCCGGGCGGCCGCCCTCGGACTTTTTGACGGTGCCGACAAAAAGTGACTCGATTGGCTGGTTTTGGTTCGCTGCGGTGAACTTTGCCCGGGTGATCGATTCCTCGAACCGGCGCCAAGTCTCATATCCGAGCAGCGGCATCAGATCGCGGGCCGACCAATACTCTGTACCGGCTTCGGTCGTGAGCTTGATCTGTTCAAACGGCGAGCGCGCGGTGTCTTGTTGTGCTGCGTAGTTGAGTAGGTCGTTCACTGGTTCCTCCTTACAAGGTGGGTGGCTTGTTAATTTCTTGACAAGGTTTCAGCTGACGACGGCAAGGTGCATCGGCACGTGAGCGATCCATGCTCGTTTGGTGGTTCGGAAGTTTTTGTCGGCCGTATTGTCGAGTTCCAACTTCGATACGTGCATCAGGCCGATGAACCGCGAGCCGACCATGACCAGGATTTGCCCGCCACCGGCAGACGCAAGCACGCATCCGACGCCGTACACGGTTTCTGCAGCCTTGAACGCGGCGAGAGTTTTGCTGTCGAATTCGATCGGCGGAAGCTTGGAAGATTTCGCTTGCACGTAGGTCGCTAGCATGTGCCACGACTTTTGCAGGTCTTTGCGTTCCTGCACCGGCGTGGTCACACGGTACGAGTCCCCTCCGAATAGCTGGCCCAGGCGGCGGATGTTGATCGTCGCGAGCTGGATGTCCTTTTCCTCGGGTTGCCGTTCAACGGTGAAGGTCACGGTGATTTCCAGCTGCACTTCCCAGTCCGTCTTGGACGGCGTGAACGCGGCAATGACGGTTGAGGCGATGTCCGGAGTCATGCTGAACTCGCCCAGTTCGCCGTCCCACTCGTCCTGGTCTACTTCTACGCGGGCCATTCCGGTGGTGAGGCCGTTCTCGGCGAAGACCAGCAGATCCCCGTTGTCACGGAGAGACAACGTCAGTGAATTGCCGACGGTGTCTTTCTTGTCCTTGGATGCGTGGGTCTTGACCGAGGCCAAGGCTGCCCGGAAGTAGTACATATCAACAATGAATTTCATGATGCTGCCCTCCTTCTCTCTTTTCTTCTCTGTTTCGCTTCGACGCGCTGCTTGAGCTTGTACCGGGTGCGTCGCTCTTCCTGGCTGAGTCCGCCGAAAGTGCCGTACTGCCGACTGTTCGGGTTGCTCTGCCCGTGCTCGTAGCAGATGCTGACGACCGGGCATCCCGCGCAGATCGTCTTGCCCGGCTGCGCGGCGAACGGTGCCGAGCTGATCGGATAGAACGGATCCCCGTTCTTGCGGAAGTCCCACGTCTTGGCCATGTCCGCGCACGCGGCCTGATCCATCCAGGCATTCGGATCAGTGGACTTGTCCGGAGCCTGCTGGATCATCGACGGGATGCGCCGGGTCACCATTGCGGTACCCACCTCAGCCAGTCGCTCGCCATGAACCACGGCATTACTTGTCACCGCCATCGCAGGTCGGGCACGGGGTGGACGCGTCAGCCGCGATCACCTGGTGCTGGCCACAGCCCGCGCAAGTCACCTCGGCTCCCACCGGTAGTTCAACGTCCAATCCTTGGTTGCCCTGCTGGTCTTGGCTTGCAGCCAGACGCATCGCGTCGACCTCGTCGCGGTCCGGGATGTACCCGAAGAGGTTGATCAGCCTCCGATACCAGGTAGCCATCGGCTTCCACCGAGCAGCTTTCTCCCAAGAATCCCGCTGATACAGGTTGAATTTGTGAGACATGTCCTCGGCATCTGCAGCCTGCAGCCACGCGTACAGGCGCACTTGCTGGCCCAAGGTCATCTTGTATACGAGTTCAAAGGCTTGCTCTTCCCAGACCGAGCGACGCCTTCTCACCGGTTCCGAGTACTCGCTCTCGTCAGCCTCTGGCTCTGGGTACGGCAAATTAATGGCCTGCGCGATTAACCGTTTACGCGCTTCAGTCAGCGAGTCATTGGCGAATACGACGTCAGCGAACAACTCACGATCATCGGCATCCGTGAGCGCCTTCTTGTCCCGGATCTTCGAGACCACGAACTGCTGGCGAGCAGCCTTCGAAGTTGGCAACGTGCCATTCAGCCGGCGGACCAATTCCAGTTCTGCCTTGCGCTCCGGAGAGACCTGCTTGGTCTTTGCCCTGGTCTTGGCCCACCAGTTGACCGACTCCGGGGTGCTCACGTCGAACTGGTGGCCTGCAGCGATGTGCTCATCGACGGACAGCACCGCGTCGGTCTTAGACCAGCGGCCGCTGTACCGGTTCTCGGAATCGATTTCCACAGCGCCTTGGCCGGTCAGCTCGGTGCGGAGCACATCGCGCTTTGCGTTCGCCTTCTTCTGCTCGATCAGTCGGGTGACGTCCTGCTGGCGCTGCTTCCACCGGGTGTCTTCCAATTCCTCCACGACACTGTCGAACAGTGAACCGTCGCCGGTCTCGCTCTCCACATCGAGGATGTCCGCGGCCGTGAGCAGGTCAATGGTTCCGCGTTCGTGCAGCTTGGCGACCTTCGGCTGGCTGGCCAGGCGAGCGCGCGGCTTCACCTCGGCCTTGTCGATCTGGAAGTTCTTCGAGATCCATGCCTCGGTCTTGCCCTCGGTGAGCATGCCCTGGATCGCCTGCGACTGCCCCAGGTGGTCGAGGGTCAAGTGGTTGGTGCCCGTGGACATGGCGTCGAGGTACAAGGCCAGTCTCGGATTCTGCGGAGCCTCGACGACCTGGCAATTCAGTTCGGTCAGGCCTGCGCGCAGCGCGGCCGCATGGCGGCGGTGGCCGCCCAGGATCTTCCAGTCGCCTTCCCGCTCCGGGTGAGGGTAGACCTTGATCGGTTCCATCTGGCCCACGGACTTCAGCTCGTGGGCAAGCTGGTCAATATCACCCAGATCGGTGCGAGGATTGTCCGGATCTGGATGGATCGCAGTAGTCGGCAGCATCTTCAGCTGTCCTGGTTTCTGAGACACGAAGTCCTCCAAAGATGTATTGGAAAAGAATGTGATTGGGCCGAGAAGGCCCGCGAGTTAGGCGGCGGTGTCGGCCGGGGCGAGGCGGTCGGCGCGCAGTTCGGCGGTTATCCAGTCCCCCAAGGCCAGGACAACCCACGCGAACGCCACCAATGCGGCCAGCGCTGATACTCCGGTCGGCCACTGGGCCGATAGCCACGACACCAGCAGCAGGAGCCCCACCACCGGCATATGCACCCAGAACATGCGGCGCAACGCGAAGAGAAGAATGGTTTCAGCAGTCATCAGGCTCACCCCTCGAACAGCGAGGCGACGTCCACCGGCTTCGGGACGTACACGAAGCTGGTGACCTTTGCGTACTCGATGCCGTTTACGAACAGCGCGCCGGCGCCATCGTCGCCTTCTTTGGCGATGGACGACGTATCGACATACACGCTGTTGCCCCGGTACTTGTCGCGTCCCCAAGCCATCGCGGCCTTCTTGACCTGACGGGCACGGTCCGCCTTCGAATCTGCATCCCAGAAAGCGGTCAACTTCGCCGAGTGTTCGTGCTGCCCACGAGGGATGATCAGCACTCTGCCTTCAACCTTGCTCACGCCGCGACCGTCGTCTCTTCAGCTGCGATGCGAGCGCAAACCTCAGCCAGGACGATCCCAACCTGGTTGATGCACTTGTCCTTAATTGCCCGGGCTTCCGGGCTGAGCACTTCAGCCGCTCCCTGGTTGTTCGATAGAGTGGACATCGAAATCACTATCTCCTTGTTTACCGCTGTGGATATTTGGTTTCGCCGCCCTCAGCAGCTGCAACTGCTGAGGGCTCTTTCATTTCCGGGACAACCGGAGTTTGATCCCTCTCGGTAGACTCAGAAGTTCCACCAACCGCGTCCTTGGACGCACCACCTACCGAGAAGGAAGTTTCATGGGAGAGCTCGTAGTTAGCCCTGGGAAGTACGCCCATACGATCGACGTTGAGGACGAAGCCCTCGCGGCCCTGCAAGATTTCATCGCTAAACGACTTGGGGAAAATGAACCGTTCTTGATCGAGTCGAACCCGATCGAGTCCAGCAACGGGAAGTTCGCGGCTGTATCCATTTGGATAACGCCAAACACAGATCTCCAGTTCTGTTACGACAACCCGGTAGAAACTGATGTTTTGGCTTCTAATGTCATGGAACTTGAGTTCCAACTCTCCCGATACGGCCGTCTTGGGCTTTAGCAGGTACAGCTGCTCAAAAGGCTGATTGATGGTCGAGACCAGGTGTGTCTTGTCCAAATCGATCGCCCTGTATCTGATTGGATGCCGCTCTACTCGTGGGGCGGCATCCTTATCTTTCTGCTCCACATGCATCTGTTGGTGCACCTCGATCTCTTGGAAGTAGTAGTCCTCTGATTCCCAGTCCTCTGGGGTGAGGTTCGGGCCGTTGGAGATTCCGACGTGGTAATCACAGCCCGGCTCCGCGCACTTGAACTCACTCATCGCTGCTCCCCTCGTTAGACTCGGAAGTTCCACCAACCGCGCCACCCGGCGCACCATCTACCGAGAGGGAAGAATCATGAACGTCCGTGAATTCATGGAGGACGCTGTTGCTGATGCAAGGAGTGTGGTCGGGGCCTTCGACAACGACCCGAACCCCTTCCTCGGTGACAACTCTGTCATCGCGTACCGACTTGCAGTCAAGAACGCCTTGGCCATCACGTCCCTGGCGACCGCCTTGGAGAGAGCCGGGATTGACATCCCCTTGCTCGACGCCGACACCTTCTTCGAAGATTTCTTTGACCGGGAATGATCCACTCCGAACCACGGTGCGAGCGTTACGTTGCAGTTCCCTCAAACGAGCGTCAACAATCCCGATGATCAATTGCTCCTGAAGATTCGACTCTTCGGATTGTCCGAGGATCTTGCCCTCAGCAGATGCGCCTGCTGGGGGCTTCTTCTTGCCCTGACCGGCGAGCGCTTGGGTATCGAGCTGGGTCTGGAGGTTGTTCCTGGCTTCGGTGGTGGTCATGCTACTTTCTTTCGTCCGGTTTTCATGTCCGAGTGTTCGATCTTTTCTTCCACTTTGGTCAAGAAAAGATCGTCCACCCCGACGCCGAGGAATTTGGCGATTCGAAGGGCTGGCTCTGGCTGCAGAGTATCCACATCGCCATTGCAGAGGCGGTTCATATAGCTATGCGAGTGCCACCCGGCTACCCGGGCCAGTTCTCTGCGCGATACCTCCTGAATCTCCATGATGGTCAGGAGCTTCTTCCTGTCCTTGAGTTTCAT